AGCTACTGCAGCGAATCTCTTGCGTCACACGCAAACCCTTTGCTGCCGGGTGGTCTGCAGGAACCCGGGGACCATATATGGCAGGCAAACAGCGTTACCAGCGCCTAAACCCGCCTCTCAACATCAACCGAGGCCACCGAAGTGGAGCCGTTGCAGGGCTGGAATCCACTTCGGTGGGGTACTCGGCACTACTCTGAAAACGGGAGACGGGCGGGTGGCGAACGGCTTACCCTGCATTGCCTGTGTGGGTTGCCCATCCCAGCGAATACCCCACGTCATGGCTTGCCCAGGAATCAACTTCTTCCCTTGCTCCCTCTCTATGCGTTGGGTGAATCATTGCATGCCTTGGCCCGTGGGCTCACCTGTCCGGGTTCAAAACGAATCGCTGCAGGAGTGAGGCTGCGAAAACGCCACCGACCATGCCTCCGAGGTGAGAAGCATGCGCGGTTTGTGATGTCGGTACCGACACCGCCAGGATCAAGCTGGCCGTTGCGCACACTATAGCGGTCAACCGCAAGGTCTTTCGATGCGGAGCACCCAGCGCCAGCGCTGCCATCAATCCGAATGCGATTGAACTGGACCCAACAACAGGTGCATGTATGTCTGCAATCATGTCGGCGATCACTTGCGCAGCATTTCCGAAAATAGCGGAAAGACAGATGGTCAGAAACAAACCGGCAATACCAAGAGTCCGGCACACAGAAGGGACGAAGATGAGCAGCATTACGCCATTTACGACGACGTGTGCGATTGATCCGTGGCTAATCAACGAGATGATCACGAATCTCTCTTAATGGTGAAGTCGTGCTTCTGCATGCTGGTCACTCCATCTCGCTTGCTCTCAAGCTCAATGCGAAGTGCTGACGACACCCCATTTGAAAAAACGTAACGACCAGGGGGCTGATACGATGGAAGGTCCGCTGTCTCACGTGCGGCCCCGGTGATTCGGACATAGCTTATGTTTCCATTCAACCAGAACTTGAAATTTGAGTCCCAGGGGCGGCCGCCAATTTTCAAAGGGTAGGTGGAATTTCCTATCGCATAGGCAAATGAGCCACCACCAATATGGCCGTCATTGACGTAGAAACTTACAACGCCGGACGTGCGTGAGCACTTGAGACGTACGAACTCACCTATCGGTATAGTGGCCCTGCCTTGTATGTATACAAATCCTGTTCCGGGGTCTAACCCGAGTTGCAATCCTATCCCCGAGGCGCTTGTGCTGCCCATAACAACCCATTCCATTTTCGATGAGCCGCTTCCTGCATCAACAAAAATAAGCCCAACGCCACGATATCCATTTCCGTCAGGTATTGAACTTTCTGCAAGGTAAACCCCCGCCTCCAAGCAGAAATCACCAGTTCCAAAGTTCCATGCGGATGATGCTGGAATCGAGAGGTAGTCACCATTTCCATCCAGCGCCAGTGATGATTTATTGTATTGGTAGCGAGCTGCCGTAATGTGTGCGTTACCGTTCGCGGTAACCGTCTTGGGAGTCGGGGACAGGTCTGCCAACGTTGTAGCCCCTTCTGCTCCGTCAAAGGTGAGACACAAAGCTACGGACGACCACAAAGGATCTTCCGTCGCAGTTCCTCCGCCATCAGTGATTTCTTGATCAAGAGAATAAGTTAAGCCCGTGCCAGTTAGGTCGGCCCATTCCCGCAGCAATGCGCCTGTCACTCCGTGATAAACCCGGGCAGTCGTGGTTTGGCCGTCCTCTACTCCGACAGACGTAGCTGTCGTTTCCAGCAGCGTATCCCCCTGAGTAAGGCGATTCCGGGTGGTCCAACTGAGGTTCAACTCGCCGGAAATTGATTGTGGATAAGAGGTGCCATTGATTAGCATGTTGGCTGGTGGATAAGGCCGCGCCCACCGTCCCTGCATGGTGCATGACAAGGCAACGGCAGCCGAAGCAGCCAGCCTGGTGCCACCAGCCCGTGTCAGTAGCTTTGCTGAAACAACCTCGCCGTCGGTGTATTCCCTGCTATCAGACCGGCTTTCCGTGTCGTAGAAGAAAATCACACTCTCTGCCGCGTGTTTCTGGGGCACCGTATCCGCACAACCTCTTGCGATAGTTACCGTGGCCGCCGTGGTATCAATCGAATCCACACGAATGATTTCATCGTCCCAGATCGCTGCGCATGGGGTGGCAACGCTTGAGATACCAGACTGCTTGCCGATACTGATCACCGAATCGAGATAGCCGTACGCAACAGACGTCACGACTACTGGTGTCCAGTCGCCAGTGCCACGATCGGTCAATGTCTCTCCCTCGGCCGCCGTGACGAGGCTGTAATTGAGACCAACACTCGGCGCAGAGCCCATTGCTGCGATATAGCCGACATCCGTTGCCAGATATGCCAGATCGGCCGCACTCAGGGTCTGGACCAGTTCGATGTAAGGCACCTCGATCAGGCGTTGATAAGGGGACGCCGTAGGCGCAACGCTCCCGGACGATGGAGCGGTTTGCCCTGAGATGTAAGTTGTGGCTGGCATGCCAAAAACGTCCTGTATGGCCGTCAGCGAAATTGCCCCATCCTGCAATGTACCGACGTCGATCTCTCCAACCATGCAGACCATGTCGACAATTCCGCGCTTTGGGGATTGCAACCGAAAATACGTGCCCGGTCGCCACGCATAAGGAACGCGGTTTGTCTTCAAATCGAACCGGCGCAACGGAGTGGCTTTGGCCCGGAGGTCTCGCGCTGCTACGCGGAGTGCCAAGGCTTCGTCGGGAATCTCCGGTCGGGATAGCGTGTCCGAAATCACCCCACCGTACGACTGGATCAGCCCCAGGGATTGAACCGGGACGGTCGTCCGAGTTTCTTTCTGGAACGGGTCGAACCATTCAACCATCAGGCTATTGACTGCATCATCCAGTGTGCTCGGATCCTCTGCGTAGTCGAGGATGTCGTCGTCAGTCAAAATTGGGAGATCCGCCAGGACATAGTCTCCACGGGCAAGATCCAGGTGCCAAAGCCCCGTGCGGCGGTCTCGGGTCAGAGAGCCACCGATCACATCGCAGATACGTTGTTGGAAATCTTCGATCGATTCTGACGTCGAGTCGTAGGTAGTGCAAATACCAAAGGCCTCGCTGTAGAGCTTGTCTGCAGCGGCTTTGAACGATTCATCACTGATCAGGCCAACCGGTTCCCCCATCATTGAGGCGCTGCTCACTGAGTCGTAGAGAACGTGCGCCGGATTCATGAAGATGCCGCCGGATGACAGCGTTGGCACATCAATGCGCAGCGTTTGTGACTGTCCGATCATGTGTCCATCGACGCTATCGGCAGTCAGCGTGACGGTTGCACCATCGTCAATTTCTACAGTGAATTGCTCGTCGAAACTGGTCAGCTGTGGGACGGAACTGCCCGCATTCAGATAGTAGACAGCAGCGGGCGACGAGATACGCACGCTGTACACGTTGTAACTTCCGTTGTCCCCTGGAGTTCCTCCTCGAGTAACGTGTGTGCTGACAGTAGTCCCCCCCGGATACGATCTCAGTTCCACTGTTGCCACAACCCTGAGGGTAACTGTATGGCGCTGGCCGTCGCCTGGCGTGAAGGTCGATACCTTGCCGGCCACGCCATTCGTGTAGTAGCCGTTCGTGCCGCCATCAGGCGCTGTTGCCACCATGTTCCAGCTTACCGAAAAGGCATTCACAAACGCGTAATCACCGGTGTAGATCTCAGCGCGGTCTGGGTACCAGCATGTGTCGTTCAGCCAGCCACTCTTGATCCGGCGAACCTTGAAGCTGGCAGCCTTCGGGTAAGGGTTCATCGCGCCGTACCTGCCGCCCTTGAACACCACCACGGCACGGCCGCGATAAGCCCCCTGGTCAGCACCGAAGCGTGAAATCAGGTACGCGTTCTTTGCCTGATCCGCGTCGCCAAACATCACATCGACGTCACCGGATATCCCGCCTTCACTTTTCGCTCCACCCCACAGGTCGGATTGATCAATGCCGATCGTGCCGCTCTGTGTCAGTGCGCCTGACCATGCTGTGCGATCACCACCGCGAAACTCCAGGAATGCGTCGATGCCATCACACAGACCGAACACCAGATCCATGTGATACCAGTAGCCGATCGTGCTTTGCTTGCTGCCACCGCTACTCATTGGACTGATCCTGAGATGCCTGCACCTGGTGGGCATGCTCAACGAGTCGGCGTGCCAGCGGATCGCCCGTTGCCAGCAATACCGACTCATCTACGCCACTGTGCGAGAATTCGTACCAGTCGATTCCGTTGGCCTCACACCAGGCCCGGGCGCCAGCAATGCAATAGCCAGGCTTGCGCTTTAGCCCGGCAACACCCCGCAGATGCTGAATTCGCACAATCACTTTTTGCCTCCGTCGCTCTTGATGGCCTCGGTTCCGGCCTGCTGCCAACCTAGCATGTTCGAATCGTCGATCCACACTTCGCCATAGACTCGCTTGACGCCTGCACCGTCCTTTGATTCGGGTGCGGTTCCGGTCTGCTTTTCCGCTGTCGTCCCCTTGGGCGCGGTAGCGTAAGCAATGATCATCGAGATGATGAGCACTGCCAGGTAGTACATCCACACAAATGCCTGACGCGGCTGGCCTGGGACGATGACGCTCACCGTCTCATGTAAAAATCCGGCCACCAATGCCAGGCCAGAAACACAGAACGCCGCGATCCGGGCGTAGGTCCGGTATTTCCAAAGTGCCCAATAACGCGCCATCCAGAACAACCACATCAGTTTTTTGTGTAGTTTGTTTGCCATGTCGTCACCACCACAAAGGTTCGCCACCGAACGGGTTCTGATTCGGCAGCTTCGTGCAGCCGCCATAGTTGTCGCCATTCCCCTTCGAATCGCAGTCCGCGTAGTTGTGGGCACAACCGTGATAGGCCGTCAGTGCCAGACCGACAGCCAGATCCTCAGCCCCATAATCAACGTTGATCTGTGAGCCGGCGTGATTTGTGATCGAGCGCCGTTCAATCAAACCGGTCGACGTTTGCCACTCAACGTACCCGCCAGCCAGCCGGCCTGAGGCGACCAAGCTGAATTCCGCAGCAGTCAGCGTCAAACCAGATACACCAGTCAGGATTGCCGGCACAGAGAAGTCTGCAGGATTCAGGTTGCACATCCCACGCCCCTGGGAATACAGCGCCAGCGGGCATCCACGCGTCCAGCGCAGCATCAGGCCGTGGGTTCTGGCTCCTCCGGAACTCGGATCGCATGTCAGCTCACATTCGGCATCCGTGAAATGCGGTTGCAGTACCCGGCCATACCAGGCCAGTTCGAAATCGGTCTCTCCTCGATGTCGTTGCAACAACGTCACGGCGACCACGTCACTCGGTGGATACGGTCGCCACAGCGAGCAGATGTCGGCCGAGCGTGGCAGCGTGATCTTGAGCTGCCGCTTCTTCCGCTCGGTCGAATCCTGAATCTTGTCCCGCGTAATCGCGAGTGGCGTGTAGGTTTCATCGTTGATCGTGATCGACTCGTCCGCACTGGTATAGCGCCAGACCAGCGATTGCCGGGTGAATCGGTAGCATTCGACTGGTTTGCCCAACCACCGCGTGATTTCTCTCAATGCCGTGCTCATTCGACTACCTCTTCGAAAGTGAGCTTGCAGTTCGCCTGGCCGCCCGCGTCGGCGACGTGTTCGACCTCCACCGTGTCGCTGGCCAGGGCGCACAGCCTCAGATAACTGACCTGCCGGATCTGGGAGACAGTGATCTGCGTGGGAATGGTGCTATCCAGTGTGAGGATCTCAGTGGTAGTGCCGGCCACGGCTTTCGTAATGCGCCGGCAGAATGACGACCCGTCCATCAGTTCAATCCGGATATCCTGCCGGCCTGCACGGCCGATCCCGTAAGCAGCATATCCGCACCATTCGATCTGCAGGGTGTTCGATCCTGCGGAAATGTTTTGTGTGATGCGTAAGTCCGCAGTGAACGATGGCACCCACGCCGGGTTCGCACGACCTGCCAGCGAGTAGAGCATTGAACGGAATGCCGTGTGCTCCTCGCGTCCGTAGATCGACCAGGTTGCCGCCTGGGCACGGAATGCACGCTCTGCCAGATCAATGACTGTCTGCGGCGCCGTACCGTTATCGACAATCGTCAGCAGGCGCTTGTTGCTGCTTGCCGGGGATTCGGATTCATTCGGGCGCCATTCCAGCACCGGCCAGGATCGATAAATCGTCGCCGTTGGCATTGCAGCCGGCCATGCACAAAAGTCGATGATTGTTGCCGTGGCTTTACGCAGCCCGATCTCGTCAGACAGGGCCTCTTCTTCCGCGTCTGCAGTGATGATCGCAGAACGCAGCGGATAGAGCCTTGCACCTGGTGCATAGGACTGCGTCAGCGAGTCGGTCAGCAGAATCGAGTCGACTTCGACCGTATCGATCCCGACCACCTCGGCATAGCGCGGAGATTGCCAGACAAGAGCCTGTCCCCCCGCAACGAAGTCATACCCAGTGGTTTCACACTGGATCGCAATATTGCCAGCGCCGGCACCGGATAGCGTCTGTCCGTCAGGCCAGATCGGCAGCAGCCAACCGAAGGCGCCCTGATCGGCCAGCATCAGATCGAGCAGGCGGCGATCCTGCCATGCAGAGAGGGATTGCCAGCTGAATGTGCGGCGCGGAGCACCACGCAGCGCCCGGCGCTGAGTGCTACCGGTGCGGCTGCCCTGCAGCACGTCGGTAGACCATTCCAGCGTTTCGGTTACCGACTCACTCCAATCCGGGGGTACTGGCCAGGCGATCATGATGGTGGGGCACTGAATGAACTGTCCCTATGCTAGGGAAATTCATTCAGAACCTCACCGGAACGGGTTCAATCCTGCCAGGAGCGCCGGATCGTGCCACCGTTTGAGGCGGCGATATTGACAACGACCTTTTCGAACTGGCGATTTGACGCCAGCGCCTGGCTCATCTGGTCCATGTCGAAATAGTTGAACAGCCCCAAGGAGACATTGCCACCAGCAGCAGCCGGGGCCTCGGCAACCTTATACCCAGGCAATGCGGGCTGCGAGAAACTCGGGCCACCCACCAGACCGCCGTTCGCATATCGAGGAATCATGCCCAGGGCGCGCATACCGTGCCGATTGAACATGTGCAGGAACTGACGTGCGCCAGGCTGGGACACTACAGCAGCTCGTGAAACGAATTCGCCCGCCGACAGCCATGCAGGAATGCTGTCGCTGGTTGCGGTGCCTGGGCCGGTGATGAAACCGCCTGTTGCTGCTGCGACAGCTGCCGCGCCAACTGCGGCGCTTGCCCCCGAACTACTTGCACTCGCAGTCGCGATAGCTGTAGCCATCGCTGCAGCTGCTGATGTTCCAGCTGCGGTAATAGCCGCACCCATTGTCGTCGCAGCGGTTGCCCCTGCAGTCGTAATCCCCGCTCCGGTGACCCCGGCGCCCGTAGCAAATGCACCCGTAATCGCCGTGGCGGTTGCGGTTGCACTCGCAGTCTCGGCGACAGCATTTGCGGCAGTGGATGCTGTATCGACTGCTGTGGAGGCTGTATTCGCCGTTTTAGCAGTTGTAAAAAGCTGCTTTACTGACGTAAACGCGGCCTCAGAAAGCTGCTGTGCCGCGAAGTTTGCCATCCCGGTTGCCAGGCCATTCAGGAACCCCTGAACAGCTTCGCCCAGGCTCTTCGTGCCTTCTGCCAGCCCACTCAAAGCGCTCGACATCGAGCTAGTGAACGCACCCTTGAATGCGGTCTCCAGTTGCCCGGCTTCATTCTTCAATTCTGCAACTTGTTTCTGCAAGGCGGCAACGTTGCTGACGGCACGCGGATCGGACGATGCCTGGGCCAGTGCCATCATTTTCGGCAGCAGTGCCTCTATCTCTGCTGCAGTGGCCTTATGCAGATCCAGCACCTTCTGTTGGGCGTCAGACTGCGTGAGTGCGCCCGACATAACCTGCGTCTGCAGCTGCTGCTCACCCAAAGTCTGGCGGGCAAAAATCCGGTCGGTCTCTGTCTGCAGAGCATCCATCTGGGACTTTGCCGCATCCACATTGATGAGCTTTTTGACAAGGCTCAGGCCAGCTTCATCGCCTCGCGCTGCGAGCCGTGCCATCAGTTCGCCATACTTGAGTTCTGTCGCTGCAGCAGACGCTGCAACCACGTCGCCCGAGGCCGTCAGATACTGCTGGTTGATCTGCTTGAGCGTTTCGGCATCCTTGCGCTGCAGGTAATCCGCAGCCGCCGCTTCAGCGGCTGTCTGATCCTCCGGGCTGAGGTTATGGCTGTTGATATCGGTCTGCAGCGCGGCCTGTTCGGTCTGGCCTACGGAGGATGCCTTCTTCTTCAGGGAAGTGACGTAAGTGGCATCTGCAGAGGCTTTTGCCAACCGGTCTGCTTCGTCCGCCATCTTGCGCAGGTTTTCAACCTGCTGAGGCTGCAGCTTGAGGGCGGTGCGATTGATGTTGAGCCAGGCATCCAGGTTGTCGCGTGAGCGTCCCTCTTCGGTCGTGATGCCTTTCTGTGCGGCTTCCAGCTTGCGCTTGCCGGATTCGATATCCTTGGTCAACTCCAGCTTCTGCTGGTCGTATGCGTTCTCGATCTTCTGAGCGGCAGCTACGCCGGACTTATCTTCATAGGCCTTGTTCGCGGCCGCCACGCCACGGTTGTATTCGGCCTGGGTGATCACGCCGGCCTTCAGCTCGTCGTCAAGGCGCTTGACCACCTCGGCGCGCTGCTGCGCCTTGGTTTTGGTGGAGTCTTCGAGCTTGTCGATTTCCGTCATCGCAGTGATGCGCTGCTGGCGCTTCTGGGCCGCATCACCTTCGGCCTTGGCTGCATCGTCTTGGGCTTTCTTCTGCCCACTCAATGCGGTGATCTGCGCCTGGATCCTTGCTATGTTGGTCTGTGCAACATTGGCAAACGACGTGCCCGGTTCCGCATCCTTGAGTTGTTGCTGCCAGTTCTTCAGGTTGGCCTGCAGGGCGGTGAGCTTATCGGTATCGGTACGCGGCGAGAACATTGCATTCCATGCGTCTGACGCCGAGGTTTTAATCTTGTCCCACCAGCCCGATACCCCGGCCTGATGCACCTGCATGGTCTGCAACTTGCCCGAGAGCGCATCGGCCAGCACGGCCTGTGCCTCGCTGAGCCTGTTCTGCTTTTGCAGCGTATCGATATTCTTGAGCTGCTCATAGCTCAGAAAATTGAGTTGCTTGTTAAGTTCTGCTGCACCCTTTGCAGGATCCCGAAACACCTTGTCGATGGCCTCGGTGGCCTTGTCTGTATCGGTTCCGGTTTTCTTGGCAAAGTCTGCAATGATCAGCGTGAGCTTCGAAACAGACTGTGCGCCATATGCCCCAGTATTGATCAGCGCCTGTGCAATATCCTCACTGGCCCTGACGGACTGTCCGGACGCCTGGGCGACGGAGCGTGCCAACTCGGTAACCTGGTTGGACGTCATGCCGGCCCGGTTGCCAGTCAGCTCGAACGCCCGGGCAAGTTCCGCCGCACGTTCTGCCGCCTGGTACATGCCCAGGCCAATCGCACCGACGCTGCCGACTGCAGCACCAATCGCGAGCACCATCGGGTTGAGCGCACCCACCAGTGCGCGAACGGCCGGAACTACTCCACCGAACGAGTCTCGCAATTGTCCGCCTTGCTGGATCATTACGGTGAGCGGACTTTGCCCGGTTGTCAGTCCTGACACAATATCGGTG